CCTGGATGTTCTAGGAATAAGGGAAAGATTCATAGAACCCTTAAATTACGTGCATAATTTATTAAATTTAATCAGTAAAACCTTCATGTAGATCATTGGGTTCGAAGCCAATAAGATCTAAACGAGAGTTGTCAAAATCGTAAAGTAAATTATTATAATTCACAGTTAGTGGTTTAATTTTCTGTGAACAATATAATTCGTTATTATATTTATCGATTTTAGCATTAATTTCTGATCTTTGTTTGTCAAACTCTTCTTTACCATACATAAACATTTCTCTAAGAGCTGTTTCACAATTGTCACGGACTGATTCAAGTGGATCTTCGGATTTTCTGACCCATTGATAGATGTTTTCTATAATGTCCTTTTTGAGTGGTGCTCTTACAGTATGTTGTTCGATAGATTGAGTTTTATACTCTGGATCGAGAGTGAAATTTCGTTTAAGAAATAGGATGGAATCTGGAGATTTAAGAGTAAATTCAGTTGATGTTTTATCTCCAGGGGTAATGTGCATACCAAGATTATCTAAAATAGGTTTAATTTGATCGCCTACGAAGAAATAGCCTTTAGGTGTTGATTTGACTATATCGTCTCCGTACATGATGGTTTGTACTCTGCTACGATAGATATTAAGGTCGCATCTGTAATTGTTTTGCTTGCATAAAATTCTAAATACATAGTACATTAATAAATCGTGTACAATACAATTAAGCTCAGCCGTAATAGCACAACCACTACATTGACCACTACTTTTGCAAAAGAGTAAATCTTTAACCATTATAGTAGTATGTATTAAGTCGTGTATTAGTACTCGTCTGGCTTTAGCTGCATCGCTATCCAATTTATCTCCGTACCACACATTAATAATGTCAGCTACTTTCATTAATAATTCTGGGTGTAGATGTTGATCCCAATTTTTGTAATCAAAGTCTTCCCAATGGTCGTTAAGACTTTCCAAGCGCTGCCACATTTTGAACCAGTCTTTAGCTGGGTTGATACCAACACAACTTGAGATGGTTCCTGCGTTATGATGTTGTACAATTATAAATGCGCCGAAATACTTTCTAATTAACAGATTGTAATCCATTGGTAGGCATGTGAATACTCGAGTTTGACCATATATAATTTTCTGATTTGGTCTTAACTCATCTTTGAGACACATGTAAGCGATTGTTGGTATTTTAAAACCTTGACGAGCTCTTGATTCTCTTAAGCCAATCATTGCACGCAGATCTTCTTTCATTTCAAATACTTTGCCATCTTGTTCATGTCGAGGCTCAATTTCGTTAAACCATTTATACTTACCTAAATCATTTGGATCTTTTTCTTTTACAAAAGGATAGCCGGGACTAGTTCTCATGTCTAGCTTCTTTAAATAAGGTTTAACTCCATTAATCATCTGATAATCATCAAGTAGCATTTTCTG